TAACCCAACGGATATGACCAACTTAACAAACACAGGAGAAGAATTATGGAATTATCACTCATAAGAAGTCTCATGGATAAATCGTTCTACGATGAGCATCGTGGGGCTAGGTGTCCTGACAGACTGTTTAGCAAGGATGTACGTAGAATTAAGCAAGCTATTGATAGTGCTATGGACAGGTATGAACGCACTGTTTCACCTGACGAGATTGAAGCACTGTTTATGTCAAACAATCCTACATTTACAACTGCACAGAAACAGGCATACAGTTCTCTGTTTAATCAGATAAAAAAAGAACAGCCTATGGGCAGTGACGTAGCACAGGAAGTGCTATCTAAGTTGTTTCAACAGGTCATTGGTGAAGACATTGCCAACCTTGGTTTTGATTATGTCAATGGAACTAAGGCTAGTCTTGAGCCATTACGTTTATTACTTGAGCAGTATGGTGATGACTTTACGCCCAACCTAAATGTAGAGTGGGATGACATTGACATTGAGACACTTCTATCACGCAATGACCTTGAGGCACGTTGGACATTCAACATACCTAGCCTGACACGTAAGGTTGAAGGTGTGAATGATGGACACTTGATTGAGATTGGTGCAAGACCAAACACAGGCAAGACATCTTTCCATGCCTCACTAATTGCTGCACCGGGTGGCTTCGCACATCAAGGTGCTAACTGTATTATCTTGTGTAATGAAGAAGGTTATCATCGTGTTGGTGCAAGATACCTGACTGCTGCTACAGGCATGACCATGCAAGAAGTTAAACAAAATGCTAGCAAGGCACGTGATTTGTATGCACCTGTCAAGGAACGCATCAAGATTAAGGATGCTACTGGTCGTGATATGTCATGGGTAGAAAGCATTTGTAAGTCATACAAGCCTGACATTGTTATACTTGATATGGGTGATAAGTTTGCTCGTACTGGTGGCTTTGCCAGAGCAGATGAAGCACTAAAAGCTAATGCTATTCATGCAAGGCAGATTGCAAAGCAACATAACTGTGCTATGTTTTATATGTCTCAGCTATCTGCTGATGCAGAGGGTAAGGTTCTGTTGAATCAGAGTATGATGGAAGGGTCACGTACAGGTAAGGCAGCAGAAGCTGACTTGATGGTGTTGATTGCAAAAAACCCACCCGTAAGTGATAGCGAAGAAGAAGACACTGAGCGTCATCTCAATGTAGTAAAGAACAAGCTAACAGGATGGCATGGTGTAGTTCATTGTAATCTTGAATATAGAACAGCGAGGTACGAAGTATGACACAGATAGAGATGTTTGACTTTGTACAAGAAGTCTGTGAAGACGGTCTTGTTTGTATAAAATGTGAAATACGACAGCCTATCACAAACTTTCAGCAGATGTCTTATACAAAGACAGGTGAGGCAGAGATAAAAAGAACCTGTCGTTCCTGTCAAAAAGGACATCGTAAGGTAATTGCAGATTTAAGAAAGCAAAATATATATCCGCAAGACCCGGATTATAAATGTCCTATCTGTAAACGTACCATTGATGAAGTCAACAAATATGGTCAGAAGTTATTGGGTACATGGGTACTAGACCATTGCCATGAGACAAACACTTTTCGTGGTTACATTTGTAAGCACTGCAATGATGGGCTTGGTGGATTTAGAGATGACTTGACAAGTGTTGTAAATGCTGTTAGGTATCTTGAAAAACATAAGGAGAAAATAAATGAAAGTAACTCTTGACGTAGAAAATACAGTAACACATCGCAATGGTAAGATGCATCTTGACCCATTTGAGCAAGAGAATACATTGGTAATGGTAGGTATCTTAACAGACCAAGATGTAGAGATGCACTTTCCATTTGACCATGCTGACGTACCTAATCAAGATGATTATCACGAGCGTGTACAATGGTTTTTGGATGAGGCAACCGTACTCATCATGCACAATGCAGCACACGACTTACTGTGGTTGTGGGAGTCAGGCTTCAAATATGAAGGCCCGGTTTTTGACACAATGCTTGCAGAATATGTTTTACAACGAGGTCAGAAACTACCTTTGTCTCTTGAGGCATGTGCAGAACGATATGAGTTAGACACAAAGAAACAAGATACTCTTAAAAACTATTTTAAACAGGGATTGTCTACACGTGATATACCTTACAATGAGTTAACTGAATATTTGTCTGCTGACCTTCATGCTACACAGCAACTAGCTGATAAGCTGATGTACAGACTTAACACACCTGATGATTCAGGGCTGATGAATACAGTTACATTGACAAATGAAATGGCTGTATCACTTGCTAGAATATATCAGCGTGGGTTTAAAGTAGATAAAGATAAACTTAACGAGGTTCGTAAAGAATTTGAAGAAGAAAGAAAGGAATTGATGGATGATTTGCAGGTTCATGTTAGTCGTCTTATGGGTGATAGCCGTATTAATCTTAATAGTCCAGAACAGTTATCTTGGGTAATTTATGGTCGCAAGGTTCTTGATAAGACTGAGTGGGCTAATCGTATTGACCCATACATGGATGACTCTGAGTTTCGTTCTACAATTAACATTGGTACAAGACGTTTATATAAAACTGTTGCAGAGCAATGCACTGAGTGTCATGGAACAGGTTACATCCGTAAAGTAAAGAAGGATGGCACACTCTTTGCAAAGCCTAGCAGATGTAAACACTGTGATGGTGTAGGATTTCTGTTCAAAGAGACAGATGAGTTAGCTGGCTTAAAGTTCAAACCACCATCAGCAAAGTGGGCATCTGCAAATGGGTTTACCACAAGTAAAGGTAATCTTGAAATACTTGAAGGTGCAGCACGTGCAAAGGGTATGGATGATGCTGTAGACTTCTTATCTAAAGTACGCAGATTGTCTGCTGTAGATACATATTTATCATCGTTTGTTGATGGCATTGAGACGCACACAAAACAAGATGGTAAATTGCATGTACGTTTGCTTCAACATAGAACTGCTACAGGTAGACTATCTGGTGCAGACCCAAACATGCAAAACATGCCAAGAGGTGGTACATTTCCTGTAAAAAAGGTATTTGTATCTAGGTTTTATGGTGGCAAGATACTTGAGGCTGATATGGCACAGCTAGAGTTCAGAGCCGCAGCGTTTTTATCACAAGATGGAGTTGCAATTGAAGAAGTTTCTACTGGGTTTGATGTACACAGTTACACCGCTAAAGTTATTACCGAAGCTGGTCAGCCTACGAATAGACAGGATGCAAAAGCGCACACCTTTGCTCCCCTTTACGGGGCAACGGGGTTCGGACGCACACCTGCCGAAGCAAAATACTACGAACACTTTACGGAAAAGTACGAAGGAATTGGGCTTTGGCATACCAGATTGGCTAAAGAGGCTATAAATGACCAGAGAATTAAAATACCTTCAGGAAGGGAATATTCTTTTCCAAATGTAGTACGTAAGTCATCTGGTCGTGTATCTCACTTTACACAGATAAAAAATTATCCTGTGCAGGGGTTTGCTACAGCAGATATTGTGCCACTTTGTCTGTTACACATTGAAAAAATGCTTGACAACATGCAGTCATGTATAGTAAATACAGTACACGACAGTATTGTTATTGATGTACACCCGGATGAAGAGAGGAAGGTTATTGATATAATACACAAAACAAACAGTGAGTTGAAAGAACTCATTCAAACAAGATGGGGTATAGCATTTAATGTGCCATTGCTATTAGAATCAAAAATAGGTGATAATTGGCTTGACACGAAAGATGTATCCTGATATAACTATGAAACTTTCTAACTGAATAGGAGAAAAATATATGACACAATTAACAACCATTGACACCAATAACTTTGCTGCTATGGCGAAAGCTATGGGCATTGCTGCTGAAGCTGAAACAAAAACAAACAGCAGTACACTTGCCCGTATGCGTATTAACCATACACCTGTTATGGGTCAAACAGAGGTGAATGGTAAGATGGCAAATGTGGAAGTGGTATCGGGTGGTACTTATCGCTTGGACGTTCCAGATGGGCCTACATACTACGCAAACTCTGTGGTCATGCGTCCTTACTTGCAACGCTTTATGTACAAGCGTTTCATCAAGGGTAATGACAAATCGCCAAACAGGTTTGTTAAAACAATTATGGCTGATGACCTGAACATTGACCTGAAGGACAATGACGGTGGCTTTAATTGTGGTAAACCTGCTGGCTACATTAAAGACTTCAAAGCACTGCCAGAAAAGATGCAAGATTTAATCAAACAGATTAAACGTGTACGGGTAGTCTTTGGTACTGTTGATTTCATTAACCCCTTAAATGATAAAGGTGAGGATGTAGAGTTAGACACTACACCTTTTATCTGGGAAATTGATAACCGTGATGCTTTTAAAATTGTAGGTGACTCATTTACTAAACTTGCAAAGATGAAGCGTCTTCCTGTCCAACATAATATCACTGCTAATACTCAGGAACGTAAGTTACCCAATGGTAGCTGTTTTTACCTTCCTTCTGTATCTCTTGATATTACAAACAGTCTTGAACTCACTGATACTGAGCAAGAGAGGTTTGGAGATTTTATCTCTTGGGTAGATAACTACAATACTTACATCGCCAATACATGGGCAGAGAAAGCAAACTCTAAAATGGAAGATGAAGATGAAGACATTGTAGACGGTTTAGTTGACATTGAAATTGATGATGAGGTAGCCTAATGAAACATCCTGCTGAACTGGCGTTGCATCAATACATGGAAGATGCAGTAGCTGGAAAAACAACTATGTCTGCTGAAACCATTGAACAAGTAGCATCTGATATAAAGGATGCTTTGCAGCATCAGTTTGGTAGTGATGGACGTAAAGGTGACTTTACTCTACGTATGTCAAACATAGGTAGACCATCCTGCCAATTGTGGTATGAAAAGAATAAACCAGAGGCAGCGGTTCCTTTACCAACAACATTCATAATGAACATGATGCTTGGTGATATTGTAGAAGCTGTATTCAAAGGTTTGCTAAAAGAAGCAGGAGTTAAATATGAAGACAGTAAAAAAGTTATTCTTGAGTTGTCTGATACTAATGTGTCTGGCACATATGATATTGTCATTGGGGATGCAGTTGACGATATTAAATCAGCTTCAGACTGGTCATTCAGAAATAAATTTGAATCCTATGAAACACTGGCAAGTAGTGATGGATTTGGATATGTTGCACAACTTGCAGGATATGCAAGAGCATCAGGCAAACAAGTTGGTGGCTGGTGGGTTGTAAACAAAGCCAATGGAGACTTTAAATACGTACCAGCTAAATGGATGGATGTTGACAAGGAGATACAAAAAGTTGAAGACACTGTTGCTAAACTTAAAGAAAATAAGTTTGAGCGTTGTTTTGAACCAGAACCTGAAAAGTTTAGGGGGAAAGAAACTGGTAATCTTGTATTAAACAAAAATTGTATATTCTGTTCTTACAGATATGATTGTTGGCCTGACATGCAAGAATTACCATCTGTAAAGTCTACGGCAAAAGAGCCAAAGATTGTATCATATATAAAGCTAGAAAAGGAGTACGCAAATGCAGGATGAATTACAAGAATTGTTAGACCAAATTAAAGAAGCAGAAGCACATCTCGTAGAACTACGTAAAGAATATCGTGAGAAGCGAACTGCTGGTTTAAGAGCAGCTATTGAAGCACGTAATGAAGCAGATGCTATGATACGTGAAGAGATGAAAGCTATGGGTTATAGTGGACTTACGTGGAGAAATCTACGGTAATGCCACCAAACTTTAAACAGTTTAAAGCAGCACGAAAGTATGGGTATCGCAGTGGTCTTGAAATAAAGATTGCAGAATCACTCAAAGAATTAAAAATAGATTATAAATATGAGTGTATGAAGATAGAGTGGGAAGACCTTGCCTATCGCACATATACACCAGACTTCGTGCTGTTTAACGGAATCATTATTGAAACTAAAGGCATGTTTACTGCTGCAGATAGACGTAAACATCTTGCTATAAAAAAACAGCATCCCAAGTTAGACATACGTTTTGTATTTGAAAACAGTAGACGTAAATTACGTAAAGGTGCTAAGTCTACATATGGTGAATGGTGTGCTAGATATAATTTTAGATACTATGACCGTATCATACCTGAAGAATGGTTGAAAGAAAAAGGCAAGAACAAACATCCTAAGTTTGTAAGGTTTACAGGAAGAAAAGTTAAAAGGAGCAGATAACATGAAAGAGCGTTTTGACAAGGTAAAAAAAGAAGACTTCATTATTCGCATAAGACCTTACATGGATAAAGAAGGTTCATGGAATGGTGACATTGATGTCGCAATAATAACACAACCAGAAAATAATCTTGAAGATGAAGACTACTTTCAGGTGATGCACTTTTGTAAAATGATTGCTTCCTCTATTCCTGTTATGGAATTAAACGAAGATTTTAGAGAATTAGTTCATGATTATGTGGTAGAAAAGGTTGACAATAATACCGAAGTTGAGGTAGAAGATAAACCTAAAGTTCTCAACGAAGATGGTAATGTAGTTGAGATAGATTTTAAAACTAAAACAAAGGGAAATGCTTGATGACATCTTATTACAATATAATGAAAGAAATAGAAAGTGGAAGTATGAAAGTTATAGATAAAACCAGAGATGATATGGTTAATGACCCACCACATTACAATACTGGTTCTATTGAATGTATTGATGCTATTCAAGCTGCACTTACACCCACAGAATTTAGAGGCTATTGCAAAGGTAATAATCTAAAATATACTTGGAGAGAACATTACAAAGGTGAAGATGAAGATTTAAAAAAAGCTGCATGGTATCTTGATAGACTTTTACAGAGTATAGACGATGATGAGAGTTAAAATGTTTCTTACACTGGATGTAGACCCAGAAGATTACCCAGTTCCTGCTGATGAAAATGTTGCAGAAGAAATAGAAGAGGGAATACAAGAATACTTGTATGACATTGAAGGAATAACAATACGTAATATAAGAAGTATACAGGAGTAGAACTAATGAATAATTATTTACCTACAGATTATCAAAACTTTATTGCCTTGTCTCGTTATGCAAGGTGGAAAGAGGATGAACAAAGGCGTGAGACATGGCCTGAAACAGTAACTCGTTATTTTGATTACTTGACAAAACATCTCAAAACAAAACATAAATACACCCTTGCTGATGAGTTACGTGCAGAACTAGAAACTGCCGTACTTGACCAGCATATAATGCCAAGCATGAGAGCCTTAATGACATCTGGTCCTGCACTAGACCGTTGCCATGTAGGTGGATACAATTGCTCATACGTACCTGTTGATAGTCCACGTGCGTTTGACGAAACAATGTACATACTCATGTGTGGCACAGGTGTAGGCTTCTCTGTTGAACGGCACAACATTGAGAAGCTGCCAATCGTCAACGAAGATATGCATCACACAGATACTGTTATCAAGGTTGGCGATTCACGTCCGGGCTGGGCCAAATCACTGCGTGAACTAATCTCTCTCCTGTACGCAGGGCAGATACCACAGTGGGATATATCAGAAGTACGTCCTGCAGGAGCAAGGTTAAAAACCTTTGGTGGTAGAGCCAGTGGCCCAGCCCCTCTTGAAGAACTCTTTGAGTTTTGTATAGAAAAGTTCAAAGCAGCATCAGGTCGTAGATTGTTTCCTGTTGAGTGTCATGACATCATGTGTAAAATTGGTGAGGTTGTAGTTGTCGGTGGGGTCAGACGCAGCGCACTCATCAGCCTATCAAACTTGAACGATGACCAAATGGCTCATGCAAAGTCAGGTCAATGGTGGGAAAACGAAGGACAACGTGCGCTTGCAAACAACAGCGTTGCCTACAAAGGTAAGCCACAGATGGGTACATTCATGCGTGAGTGGCTGTCACTGTATGAAAGTAAGTCAGGTGAGCGTGGTATATTTAATCGCAAGTCTGCACAGGTTCAAGCAGCTAAGAATGGACGCAGAGATTCAGAACAAGATTTCGGATGTAATCCCTGTAGTGAAATTATATTACGTCCTTATCAGTTTTGTAACTTGTCTGAGGTTGTTGTGCGTGAAACAGACACGCAGCAGACACTAACAGAGAAGGTACGCTTGGCTACAATACTGGGTACGTTTCAATCTACTCTGACTGACTTCAAATATCTTCGTAGTATATGGAAGAAGAACACAGAAGAAGAACGTCTGCTTGGTGTATCTCTTACAGGTATCATGGACAACCAGTTGACGGCAGGTAAGTCTGCTCATCTGGGTATGAACATTGGACAGACACTTGAGGCATTACGTGATGTAGCTATTGATGCCAACAAAGCTATGGCAAAGCAGCTAAAGATACCACAGTCCACAGCTATCACATGCGTTAAGCCATCAGGCACAGTGTCACAGTTGGTGGACAGTGCATCAGGTATCCATGCTCGTCACAACCCGTACTACATTCGTACTGTTCGTGGTGATAATAAAGACCCACTAACACAGTTCATGGTAGCACAAGGCATTCCTGCAGAGCCAGATGTTATGAAGCCAGATAGTACAACAGTGTTTAGCTTTCCAATGAAGTCACCTGCACGTGCTGTGACACGCACTGCTATGTCTGCTATTGAACAGCTTGAGTTGTGGCTTATGTATCAGCGTTACTGGTGTGAACACAAACCATCTGTTACAATCTCTGTAAAAGAAGATGAGTGGATGGAAGTTGGTGCATGGGTATATAAACACTTTGATGAGGTGTCAGGCATCAGCTTCTTACCATTCAGTGAGCATACATATAAGCAAGCACCCTATCAGGATTGCAATAAAGAAGAGTATGAAGAAATGAAAGCACATATGCCCATATCAATTGATTGGACAGCTTTGCAAGAGTTTGAGAAGGAAGATACTACATCAGGTGGGCGTGAGTTGGCATGTACTGCAGGAGTTTGTGAAGTAGTTGACTTAACTGCTGCATAATGATAGAATGTAGTGGACTAGACCTATTATGGTGGCAGTGGTGGATACTCGTAATGATTACAGTAAACACCATGCTTAACTTGATAGTGTTCTTTAAACATAGATTCAGAAAAACTGAAAGACAAAAAAAGAAACAAAAAGTAGGAAGGCCAAATGTAAAATTAAACATGGACAGATTTTCTAAAGATTGTCATAAAATGACTGTTAGACAATTATCTAAAAAATACAAAATATCTTTAGGAAAGGCACATGGTTTAATAAAGCAAGTAAAAAGTAGATAAAACTGAAAGAAAAGGAAAATAAATATGAGTATAAGAAACATACTGATTAATGCAGCCCGGTCACACTTTGCTGGTCATATAAATAAACACCTCGCAAACATTGAGGTGTTATTGGAAAGGCCAGCAGGTATTGGTGAGCATCAAGACATACAAGAAGCAATTGAGATTGAGTTAGGTCACATAGCTGACTACCACGATAAACTAGAGATGCTTACAAAGTTCTTCATTAAACAAGAAGAGGAAACCGAAGATGAGTCTGGAAAAGCAAGCTAAAGAATGGATGAGGGATAAATACAAAGACATGGAGATGAATGAATATCAACGCAAGTCAATTGAGTTTGCCATCTATCCAGCCACGCACAGGATACTTTATCCTGCGCTTGGTTTGGCTGGTGAAGCAGGTGAGGTTGCTAACAAGGTAAAGAAGTTTATCAGGGATGGTGCTGACAAGGAAGCATTTGAAGTAAAAAAACTTGAAATAGCAGCGGAGATTGGTGATGTTCTATGGTACTGCGCTAATCTGGCAAATGACTTGG